GTGCGGGAATATCTCAAGACCATGGACGCCGAGCAGGCGGCCCAGGCCATTGGCCGGGGCCAGCAGGGCTGGGCGCTGCTGGAGCAGCCGGAGGTCAAAACGGAGATCCAACGGCAGCGGGCAGCACTGAAGGACCTGTGCGGCCGGGACGATCTGATCCGGCGGATGTGGGAGCTGGCCTTCGGGCGGCCCAACGACTGTGTGCGGCTGGCCATGGGCGAGCTGGACCGGCTGGACGATCTGGACCTGAGCCTGCTGGCAGAGATCAAGCGCAGCGACAAGGGCGCGGTGGAGGTGAAGCTGGTGGACCGGATGGCCGTCATGGAGCGGCTGCTGGAGCTGACCAACAGCCAGGCGGACACGGCTTCGGCGTTTTTACAGGCCATCGCGGCCGTCGGACAGGAGGAATGAGCAGATGCGGTGGATACGAGCCCCCACCCGGCGGCGGGGGCGTTGGAGCAAGGCAAGGAGGCAAGACCATGGGGTACAGTCGGTTTTCGGACAAGCAGAAGCTGGTCCTGTCCTGGTGGACGGCGGGGAGCCGCTATCGGGACAGGGATGCCATCATCTGCGACGGGGCGGTGCGATCGGGAAAGACGCTGTGCATGGGCCTGGGATTTTTCATCTGGGCCATGACGGCCTTTGACGGGCGGAAATTCGCCCTGTGCGGCAAGACCATCCAGGCGCTTCGGCGCAATCTCCTGTCGGAGATCGTGCCGAAGCTGGAAGAACTGGGGTTCCGAACGAAGGAAAAACGGTCGGAAAATCTGCTGGTCATGCAGTTCGGCGGCCACGAGAACAGCTTCTATGTGTTCGGCGGGCTGGACGAGCGGTCGGCGGCCATGATCCAGGGCATCACCCTGGCGGGACTGCTGCTGGACGAGGTGGCGCTGATGCCCCGCAGCTTTGTGGAGCAGGCCTGCGCCCGCTGCTCGGTGGCCGGGAGCCGGCTGTGGTTCAACTGCAACCCGGAGGGGCCGCAGCACTGGTTCTACAACGAGTGGATCTGCCACGCCGAGGACCGCAACGCCTTGCATCTGCATTTCACCATGGCGGACAATTTATCCCTGTCGGCCCAGGTGCGGCAGCGGTATGAGCGGCTGTACACTGGGGTGTTCTACCAGCGGTATGTGCTGGGGGAGTGGGTGGCCGCCAAGGGGCGGGTCTACGACTTCTTCACCCGCGACATGGTATCGGCGGTCCCGGCAGGACCATTCGAGCGGTGGTACATCTCCTGCGACTACGGCACGGTGAACCCGGCGTCCTTTGGACTGTGGGGTCTGTGCGGCGGGGTGTGGTACCGGGTCCGGGAGTTCTATTTCGACTCCCGGAAGCAGGGACGGCAGATGACCGACCAGGAATACGCCGCCGCCCTGCGGGACCTGGCGGGCGACCGGCCCATCGGGGCGGTCATCGTGGACCCGTCGGCGGCCAGCTTCCATGAGGTGCTGCGGCGGGACGGCTGGACCGTCCGCAAGGCCGTCAACGACGTGCTCTCCGGCATCCGGCTGACGGCGGACCTGCTGAAAGCGGGACGCATCCGCATCTGCCAGGGCTGCGAGGACTGCCTGCGGGAGCTGGAGGAATACGTCTGGAACACGGAGGCGGGCCACGACACGGTGAAAAAGGAGCACGACCACGCCATGGACGATATGCGGTATTTTGCCGCCACGGTGCTGGGGACGCAGGACGCGCCCTTCGCGGTGCTGGCGGTGCAACGACGGTGAGGGCAGCGGCCCTTGCCGGGATTTGAGGTGAGACAATGGGAATTTTCAAAAAACAGAAGGCGGCAGCGCCGCAGGTGCAGATGCGGTCGGGCCAGGGGCACCCCTTTTGCGACATCAGCGGCTATGTGCCCATGGGCGGCGGCGAGGTCCGCGTCTACCGGGCCATGCGGGAGGCAGTGCCGATCCTGGATGCGGCGGTGGGCAAGCTGTGCCGCCTGGTGGGCGGCTTCGACGTGGCCTGCGGGGACAAGAATGCGGAGGCGGCTTTGCGGCGGTTTTTGCAGACGGTCCCCTGCGGCCGCGGGCAGACGGGCATCCACTGCTTCCTGGAGGGATACCTGGACAGCCTGCTGGTCTGCGGCAGGGCCGTGGGCGAGATGGTGGTCTCCGGCGGACAGCTGAAGGCGGTCTGCTGGGGCGACGTGGCGCAGGTGACGGTCCGGGAGGGGGCGACGCCCCTGGAGGTGGAGCTGTGCGGCCCGGATGAAAACGGCCGGGTGCGGCCCTATCCGTACCAGAACCTGCTGCTGTTCACCACCCGCAACCCGGAACCGGCCAATCCCTACGGCGTCAGCCTGCTGCGGAGCATGCCGTTTCTGACGGATATTCTGCTGAAGATCTATCAGACCGTCGGCGTCAACTGGGAGCGGGCGGGCAATGTGCGGTATTCCGTGGTGTGCAAGCCCTCCGGCGATGTGCTGGACCATGTGGGGGCCGCCGAACGGGGCCGCCAGATGGCCGAGCAGTGGTCCCAGGCCATGCAGGATAGCAAAAGCGGCATGGTGCGGGATTTCGTGGCCGTGGGCGACGTGGAGATCAAGGTCATCGGCGCCGACGGGAAGATCCTGGACTCGGAAGTGCCGGTGCGGCAGCTGCTGGAGCAGCTGGTGGCGGCCACGGGGCTGCCGCCGTTCCTGCTGGGGCTCAGCTGGTCCACGTCTGAGCGCATGAGCGCCCAGCAGACGGACCTGCTGACTTCGGAACTGTGGGGCCTCCGGCGGACGGTGACACCGGCGCTGGAAAAGATCTGCGACCTGTGGCTGCGGCTCAGCGGCTACGGCACCACGGCGGAGATCGTCTGGGAGGACATCACGCTGCAGGACATGGTGGAGGAGGCCCAGGCGGACCTGTACCGGGCTCAGGCAGCGGAGATCAGAATGGAAACAGGAGGGGAAGAAACATGAAAATTCAGAAAGCGGCGGCGGTGCTGGAATCCGGCATCCCGCTGGAAAGCCAGCTGGAACGCATCAACCAGCAGAGCAAATCGCCGCTGACGGCGGAGCAGGTCTATGTGTTCTCTGTGCGGCTGTGCGACGACCAGCCGGACCGGGATCTGGAACGGTTCGACACGGCGGCGCTGCCGGAGCTGGCGGCTATGTTTGTGGGCAAGACCGGCATCTGCGACCACGAGTGGTCGGCCAGACAGCAGGTGGCGCGGGTGTTTGACACCGAGGTGGTCCGGGAGGACGGCGTCAGCTGGATCCGGGCCTGGGCCTATATGCTGCGGCTGCCCCAGAACGAGGCGGTCATCGCCGACATCGAGGGCGGCATCCGCAAGGAGGTGTCCATCGGCTGCGCCATGGGCCAGCGGGTCTGCTCGGTGTGCGGGTCCCCCTACGGGACGTGCAGCCACCAGAAGGGCGAGGTCTACGACGGCCAGGTCTGCGTGGCGGTGCTGCGGGACCCCAAGGACGCCTATGAGTTCTCCTTTGTGGCGGTGCCGGCCCAGAAGGCGGCGGCGGTCACGAAGCAGTACCGGCAGGCTGTGGGCATGAACCTTTTGGAGCTGGTGGAAAAGCACGGCAGTGTCCACCACCGGGAGGCACTGAAGCAGTTACAGGAGGATGCGGAGCTGGGCCGGGTCTATGTGAACAACCTGCGCCACGAGGTGGTGCGGCTGGGCCTGGCGGCGGATCTGGGACTGGACCAGGGGACGCTGGAATCCATCTGCAAGCGCATGGACCACCGGGAGCTGGAAAATCTGCGGCTGAGCCTGGAAAAGCGGGCGGCGGCCCTGTATCCGGCTACCCCGCAGCTGGGCGGCACCAAACAGGAGCCGTTCCAGGAGAGCGCGTTCCTGATCTGAACGGGACGCGCGATTTGAGCTGACATCATGCCGCACAGCGGCTGGTGAATATTTGAGGAGGTTTTATACATGAAAGTAGGATTTGAGGGCATTGGCCAGGAGCTGGCCACATTCCTGGCCGAGGACGGCCTGAAAAGCGGGCAGGTCTGTACGGTGACCGGCAGCGGCACCGTGGGGGCCTGCACCGCCGGGAAGAGGTTCTGCGGCGTGGCGCTCCATGCCGCAGACGGCAAGGCAGCGGTCCAGCTGCGGGGCTTTGTGACGGCGGCCTACACCGGCGATAGCGCGCCCAACCTGGGCTTCACTGCCCTGACGGCTGACGGCAACGGCGGCGTGACCGCTGGCGGCAGCGAGACGTATCTGGTGGTGCAGGTGGACAGCGCCGCCAACACTGTGGGCTTCTGGCTCTGATTTTAAGGAGGAAACGATCATGGCTTATGACAATCTGAGACTGGAAAAGGGAATGTACCGCGAGAGCGGCAAGAGCTTCACCCAGGTGCTGGAGCAGCTGGACCCCAGCGAGCACTACAAGGGCACCGCCATGGAGGGCCTGGACGCCTTCCAGCGGCAGCTGAAGCGGTTTGATATCCATGTGAAGGGCAGCGGCTCGGACTGCGTGGAGAAGTTCTTCCACACCATGGATTCTGCGGTGCTGTTCCCGGAGTTCATCGCCCGCGCTGTGCGCCAAGGCATGGAGGAGAACAACATCCTGCCGTCCATCACCGCCACCACCACGGCCATTGACGCCATGGACTATCGCAGCATCTATTCCGTGCCAGAGGAGGACGACAAGGCGCTGCTGGAGGTGGAGGAAGGCGCGGCCATTCCCGCCACCACCGTCAAGACCAAGGAAAATCTGGTCCGACTGCGCAAGCGGGGCCGGATGCTGGTGGCTTCCTATGAGGCGGTGCGGTTCCAGAAGCTGGACCTGTTCTCCGTCATGCTGCGGCAGATGGGCAGCCACATTGCCGCCATGCAGCTGCAGGACGCTGTGGCGGTCCTGGTGGACGGCGACGGCAACGACAACGGCGCTGCCATTATCAAGAGTGAAAATGGCCTGGATTACGCGGCCCTGGTGCAGTTCTGGGCGCAGTTCCACCCCTACAGCCTCAACACCATGCTCTGCGGCGGCGACGTGATGGTGCAGCTGCTGCAGATCAAGGAACTGCAGGACCCTCTGACGGGCCTCAACTTCCAGGGCACCGGCTCCCTCAAGAGCCCCCTGGGCGCGGACCTGTACCGCACCGACGCGGTGCCCGCCGGGAAGCTCATCGGCCTGGACCGCCGCTATGCCCTGGAGCTGATCCAGGCGGGCGAGGTCAGCGTGGAGTATGACAAGCTCATCGACCGCCAGCTGGAGCGGGCGGCCATCACCAGCATCTCCGGCTTTGGCAAGATCTGCGCCGACGCGGTGAAGGTCCTGACGGTCTGACGGCCATGGAGGACGCGATCTTTGCGCTGGTCAGCGATCTGACGGAAGTGCAGGAGGAACAGACGGTCCGGCAGCTCTGCCGGGCCACGGAGGCGGCGCTTCGCGCCCGCCTCCGGTCCGGGGTCACGCCGGAGGACTGCGCCGACAGCTTTGTCTTTGCGGCGGCCCGGTACGTCCGGGCGGCGCTGCTGGAGGAATCTGCTGCCGTGGGCAGCTTCACAGCAGGCGACCTGTCCATTTCCACTGGAACGGCGGGGACGGCGCAGCTGCGGCAGCAGGCGGACCTGCTGCTGGCGCCCTACTTACAGGACGGCATGGCCTTCCTGGGGGTGCGGGGATGAAGCGGCGGGTGCAGCACATCCTGCGGTATTACGGCGCCACGGTGGGTTTAGTTGTCGACGGACAGTGTACGACGGTGCGGGCCTTTTTCCGGCCGGTGACGCAGAAGAGCCTGCAAAATATGCGGGGGACCTTCACGGGGCTGGGCGAGGTGCTGCCGGGACAGTATCTGTATCTCGGCCCGGCGGAACCGGCGGTGCGGCGCGGTGACCGCATCCGCTGGGACAGCCGGTGGTTTGATGTGCGGCAGGCCGAGGACATCCGGGAGGGCGATACAACGCTGTATCGCTGGGGCCTGGCGGTGCCCGGCGGAGAGGAGGCCCCATGGAACTGATGATCTCGGCGGTGGTATCGGCCCTGAAGGGCGCCGGTGTGGCGGCAACGTCGGCGTTGCCGGCGGCCACCATGCCGCAGTTACAGGGGCCGGTGACGGCAGTGGGGCTGCAAAGCGCCACCGCCACCCGTAGCGGATTTTATGACTATCTGGGGCTGGAGACCATGGACGACGGCAGCCGCCGGGAGCTGTACGGGCGAAAGCTGGCGGCCACACTGTTTCTGGACATCTACAGCCCGGCGCGGCTGGGCGGCACAGAATGCCGCCGGGCGGCGGAGACGGTGAGTGAGGTGCTGCTGGGCGGCGTGAACGGCGTGAGTCTGGGGACCTTTACCCTGGGCCAGTGCGTCTATGACGAGGCCAGCAACTGCTTCCTGTGCGCCTGCACCGTGGAAGCCAATGCCTATGTGTACGCCGTGGCGTCGGAGGACGGCACGGAATTTACGGACTTTATTCTGAAAGGGGTACTGAAATGAGTGTAGTTTATCATGAGCGGCCGGGGGTCTACTCCGACTATGACACCTCCAGCACCACGGCTTCTTCCGGCCGTGCGGCGGTGGTGGCAGTGGCAGCAGTGTCCACGGCCAAGGCGGGATTGTACACTGTGACCACCCTGGCGGCCGGTTCCGCGGCCTTTGGGGCCGACAGCCAGATGACGCAGCTGCTGAAGCTGCTGTATCAGAACGGTGCGGGGACGGTGCTGGCCTATCCCGTGGCCGAGGACACGGCAGAGAGTTATGAAACGGCCTTCGCGGCGCTGCTGGAGCCGAAAACGGCGGGGTATCTCATCTGCGGCAGCGGCCTGGCGGCGGTCCACAGTGCCATGCGGACGGCGGTGGAAAAGAGCGCCGACGAGCGGGGCGAGTGCATCGGCCTGGTGGGCCTGTCGGGCGAGCCGGACAGCGCGGCGCTGCTGGAGCGGGCGGCCAGTCTCAACAGTGAGCGGATGGTCCTGGTGGGCCCTGGCTGCTATGCCGCCGGGGCCACGGAGAGCGGCGGCGGTATTCTGGGCGCGGCGGCCCTGGCCGGGGTCATGGCCGCCCAGACCGACCCGGCGGTTCCGTTCAACGGCGTGGCCCTGACGGGGCTGGACGGCGTGACGGCCCGGTTTGAGGACACGGCCATGGACGCCCTAATCCGGGGCGGTGTGACGGTGCTGGAGAGCGTCTCCGGCCAGGTGTGCGTGGTGCGGGGCATCACCACCCGGACCACCACCGGCGAGGTGGCCGACACCACCTGGCGGGAGGTCAACACCGTCCTCATCGCCGACAATGTGATCCCCGCCATCCGTTCGACCCTCAAGGCAAAATTCCTGCGGACCAAGAACAACGCTGCCACCCGCAGCGCCATCCGCTCACAGGTCATTGTGGAGCTGGAGGACCGGGTGACGCGGGAGATCATCGAGAGCTATGACGACGTGACGGTGACGGCGGACAGCACCGACCCGACGGTGTGCCTGGTGGAGTTCGGCTTCACCGTGGTCCACGGCCTGAGCCGCATCTATCTGACGGCCCACATCGCAGTTTAAGGAGGCAGAACCATGAGCGAAGTACGAAAGATCCCTACCAGCGCCGACATTTATCTGGAGCTGGACGGCACCCGCGTGGCCGTGGTCCAGAGCTATCGGACCGTGGCTACCTGTAACAGCAAGTCCATCGAAGCCTTCGGCCAGGAGGAGCCGGTGGCCACCATCCGGGGCCTGAACCAGTACACCCTGGAGCTGAGCCGTCTGTACGCCACGGACGAGGCGCTGCGGGACGGGCTCGATTTTTATGACATGGATAATTTCTCCTTGGTCATCTGCAAGCCGGACCGGAAGATCATCTACACCGGCTGCCAGTGGACCAACCTGGAGGAGAGCGCCGACGTGGGCGGCATGGTGCTGGAAAAGGTGAGCCTGACCGCCACCCGCCGGGTGGAGACGGAGAGCTGAGATGCAGCGGCGACTGCTGGAATTTCTCGGCGGGAAACGGCAGGTGGACGCGGGGCGGCTGACGCTCCGCGTCCTGTCGGCGGCACAACTGCTGCAGGCGCGGCAGGAGGCCGCGTCGCTGCCGGGAACAGAGACGGACCTGGGGCTGCGGCTCAACGCCTGCGTGGTGGCCAAGGCGGCCACAAAGCGGAGGCGGCGGGCCTTTCCTGACGGAAAAACAGTCCTGCAGCGGCTGTCTGCCGAGGAGATCGAAGCGCTGGCCTCCCGGTACGCGGCGCTGTGCCGCCGGGAGGCACCGGGCTTCGGTACCGACTGGGAACCGATGAAGCAGGCCCTGGCCGACAGCCCCATGGAGCGGTTGAAATGGCGGGTCCAGCGGAGCTTTCTGGCCCTGCCTACGGAGCAGCGGGTCCGGGAAATGACGGAGAGCGACTATCTCTACTGCGCCTTACAGCTGCTGCTGGACAAGGAGGAACGGTTGGCGGGGCTGTGCCCCGCCTGCCGGGCGGCGGCAACAGAGGACACAAGCCGCTGCGCCGTTTGCGGCGGACCGCTGGAGACAGCGACAGAAAATCCCGCGTTCGATCTGGCGCGGTTTGAGGAGTTGAGAGACCATGGCGGAGGAGCTTGAATGGGTCCTTCTGCGCAATGCCGCCGTGGCGGCGGCATTGGTGGGAGAGGATGCGGCGGGTCCCCTGCGGGAAAAGCTGCTGGCGGAGGCAGCCCTCAGCGGCCGCCTGACGGAGCAGATGGAGGCCGAAGCCGCCCGGGAGGCGTCGGCGGAGGCACTGGAGCGCCGCTCTGCGGGAGCACTGGCTCTGGCGGCGGCGTTGGGGGTGCAGCTGGAGCAGACGCCAGAGACCGGCGCGGCGGCGCTTTTGGAGGATCTGGCCCAGGAGGGCCTTTGGACAGCGCCGGAGGACCTGACCCGGACTGCGGCGGCAGCGACCCGGCAGCAACAGACCCAGACGGAAAGCCGCGACCGGCAATGGGCGGAGACGCTGCGGCAGGTTCTGGGGGACCAGAACCTGTCGTGGGAGGCCGGCGCCGAGGACGCGGGGGACAGTTCGACCAACGCGGCGCGAAAAACCGGCCGCCGCCGTGGCCGGACAGCCGGGCAGGCCGGCGAAACGCTGGACAGTTGGACCGGGGACCTGCTGGCGGAACAGGCGGTGCAGCGGCAAAGCCCGGTGGCCCGGGAGGGCCGCCCCTCGGCGGGCCGGACCGTCACCAGCGGCACCAGCTGGCGGGAATGGGCCGCCGGAGGTACGCACACCGACCTGAATTTCCAGAGCGGGCAGTCCGGCGGCGGGACGACCTCCATGGCGGAGATCTCCCGTTTCTTTGAGCGGGACGCCCGCCGCTATTGAGAAAGGAGGAAAATCATGCTGACACCCATGCGATACAAGGACTTCACCTGGCCCCACAATCCCAGGACTTATGCCATCACCTACGAGCGGCAGACGGCCTTGCTGAAGGTGCCCATGGGCGTGTACACCATGCAGGACCTGGGCCGGTCCTGCCGGTGTATGCGGGGCGAGGGGGAGTTTTACGGCGAAACGGCCTATGAGACCTTCAAGGCCCTGGCCACGGTGTTTTACGACACGGGGCCGGGGACCCTGATCCACCCGGTCTGGCAGACATCCACGGCGTATTTTACTTATCTGAGCCTGAGCCAGGAGCCACGGCGGGACTATGTGGCCTACACCTTCGCCTTTACGGAGGGGTATGAGGGCTATGAGAGCCTGACCCAGGCCAAGACCAGCGGCGATGACAGCAGTTCGTCCGCCGCCAGCAGCAGTTCCGGCGGACAGAGCGCCGTCTATTACACGGTGAAGGCCGGGGACACCCTCTGGGCCATCGCCAACGCGGCAGGTATGACCCTGGCACAGCTACTGACCATGAACACCTGGGTCAGCAATCCCAATCTGATCATCGTCGGCCAGCAGGTGCGTATCCAATGACGGGGCGGCTGGTGACCTGCGACGGACAGTCATGGACGCTGCCGGTGCTGCTGTCGTGGCAGACCCACCACACCGACGGCACGGCCTGCGACAGCTTTTCTGTGGAGTTCGTCTGGCAGCCTTCCGATGCGGACGTGTTGGAAAAGGCCGTGCGGTTCGAGGGACAGTACGGCGGCGAGACGGTGTTCACCGGTGTGGTGGACGAGTATCAGGTGAGCCTGACGGAAGCGGGCCTGACGGTGCTGGTGACGGGACGGGGCCTGGCGGCGCTGCTGCTGGACAACCAGACTGTGGCGGCGGAATATGTGACGGTCCAGCTGGCGGATGTTCTGGCGGCCTATGTGACGCCCTACGGCATTACGGCTGTAGACGCGGACAGCATGGGCGCACTGAGCAGCTTCGCCGTGGACAGCGGCGAGACGTGCTGGTCGGCATTGTGCGGCTTCTGCCGCCATGCCGCCGACATCCAGCCGCGCTTTCTGCCGGACGGGACCCTGGTGCTGCGCAGCAGCGGCACGGGGAGCCTGACGCTCAGCGATGACTTGCCCATTCTGCGGGCCGTCTGGCGGGTGTGCCGCTACGGCGTGTACAGCCAGGTGGACACGGTGGACCGGAGCAGCGGCGCGGTGACGGAAGCGACCAATGACACGTTTCTGGCCCTGGGCGGGAAATGCCGAAGGGTCATGACCGTCTCCAGCGGCGGCAGCCTGCGGGCCTCGTTCCGCACGGGACCGCAGCGGGTGGCCGATTCCATGGCCGAGTGGCGGCTGCTGGAGGTGACGCTGCCGGGGGCGTTCCTGGCGTGGCCGGGGGCGACGGTCCGGGCGGACCTGGCCCATCTGGGCCTCTATGGCAGCGGCACCGTGACCGAAGCGGTGACGGAGCTGGGCACGGACGGTCTGACGTGTACAGTGACGGTCCGCATGGACAGCTAGAAAGGAGTGGACAAAATGTGGTTATCAAAACGAAGCGCCGGGCGGCGGGGCAGCTCCACCGATGTGGGGCAGATCTCGGTGGAGAGCGATGCCCCGGCGGTGGTGACGGACAGTGAGTGGCGCAATGCCCAGGTTTTTGGACCCGGCGGCTACAGCTGGATGCCTGCGGCGGGCCAGTCGGTGCTGGTGCTGAAGGACGGCGACAGCGGCGGCGTGCCCTGCGTGGTGGCGCAGCCGGTGGCCAGCCCCACGACGCTGGCGGCAGGCGAAGTCTGCGTCGGCACGGCGGCGGCCTACGGCCATTTTCAGAACAGCGGCCAGGTCCGGCTGAAGGGCGCGGAGGTCCGGGTCGACAGCGACGGCGCGGTGGTCCTGACGGGCAGCCGCATTGATCTCAACGGCACGGTGTTTATCAACGGCGTCAGTCTGGAGGTGCTGCTCAGTGCAAAATAAGCTGGTGAATGGCGACTATGTGCCCGATGGGGCGGGCGGCTTCGTGCGGCTGGAGGGGGCGGCAGACCTGCTGGCGCAGGCCCTGTTCCGCCTCAGCTGCCGTCGGGGGAGCTTTCCGTTCCTGCCGGACCTGGGCAGCCGCCTGTATGCCCTGGGGCGGGAAAAGCCGTCGGCCAGGGCAGCGGTGGCGCAGCAATACGCAGTGGAGGCCCTGGCGGGCCTGGCCGTGACGGTGGATGCGGTGACGGTGACGGCAGAAGATGACGCTTTGGCCGTTACCATTCAGCTCACCGCCGACGGGAACGCGGAAACATTGGAGGTGTGGATATGAAGACCATGGAGACGATCTATGGCGAGATGCTGGAACGATTTGAACAGGAGACCGGCTTCACCATGGCAGACGAGAGCGACCTGGCGGTGCGGCTGTACGCTGCGGCGGCCCAGCTGGAGAGCCTGTACGTCTATGCCGACTGGTGCCAGCGGCAGTGCTTTCCGCAGACGGCGGAGGGCACCTATCTGGCCTACCACGGGGCTCTGCGGGGCCTGGAGCGGAAGCCGGGGACGCGGGCCGTGGGCAAGCTGCGGTTCTCCATGACGGCGGCGCGGGACGAGGCGCTGACGGTGAAGGCCGGGGTGGTCTGCACCACGGCGGGGCTGGTGCGGTTCGAGCTGACGGAGGACGTGGTGATCCCGGCGGGCCAGAAGTGGGCCGACGGCATGGCCCAGGCCCAGGAGGTCGGGACCGGCGGCAATGTGGCGGCGGGGACGGTCACCTTCATGACCCAGGCTCCCGTGGGCATTGCCGCCGTGACCAATCCCATCGCCTTTTCCGGCGGCGCGGCGGAGGAGGGGGACGAGCAGTTCCGCGCCCGCATTCTGGACAGCTTCATCCGCCTGCCCAACGGGGCCAATGCGGCGTTTTACGAGAACCGCGTCCTGGCTATGGATGGCGTAGGGGCGGTGCAGGTGATCCCGCGCATCAATGGCGTGGGCACCGTGGGCGTGGTGGTGTCCACCGAGTCCGGCGAGGCCGACGACGACCTGGTGACGCGGGTCCGGGAGGACCTGGAAGAAGTGCGGGAGATCGCCGTGGACGTGACGGTGCTGGCCCCTACGGTGCAGACGGTGGATGTGGCGGCGACCCTGTGGCCCCAGGACGGCAGCACCTATGACGAGGCCGCGGCGGCGGTGGAACTGGCCATCCGAGACCACTTCACCGGGGCGCAGCTGGGAAAAGACGTCTATCTGGCCCAGCTGGGGTGCCTGATCTACGACACGGAACTGGTGGCCAACTACCGCATTACCTCGCCTGCCGAAGATCTGGCCATGACGGCCTACGACCTGCCGCGGCTGGGGACGCTGACGCTGACGGAGGGTGCATAAATGGGATACGCGACCTATCTGACAGAGCTGCTGCGGCCCCTGGGCGTCTATGATCTGCGTTCCGGCAGCTTTTCCGGCGCGGAATTGCAGGCGCTGGGCGCCGCTATGGATGCGGTGGAGGCGGCGACGGCGCTGGACCTGCGGGAAGGCGTGGTCATGACGGCGGAGGACACGGGCCTGGACCGGGTGGAGCAACTGTTCCGCTACCGCCCTGCCGCCACGACTGCGGCCGATCGCCGGGCGGCCATCGCCGGCCTCATGATGGTGGGCGGCGACAGCTTCACCCTGACAGCTCTGCGGCGGTGTCTGCGGGGCTGCGGCGTGGAGGCCCTGGTGGAGGAGACCGACACGGCGGGCGTGGTCCGGGTGTCGTTCCCCGGCACCATGGGCGTCCCGGCAGGCTTTGACCGGGTGCAGATCATCATTGAGGACATTCTGCCGTGCCATCTGGAGATCGACTACGATTTCCGCTTTGTCACCTGGGGCGAGCTGGAGGATCACGGCGTCACCTGGGGACAGATCGAGGGCATGACATGGACCGAGATCGAAATACTGGAGTTTTAGCCGCGCCAAAGACCAACGCCGTCCGGGAGACCGGGCGGCGTTTTTCGTGTAAAATGGGGGAAAAACGGAGGACGCCTATGAACATTTACGGCTATATCCGGGTATCCACCCGGGAGCAAAACGAGGACCGGCAGCGTATCGCCATGAAAGAAGTGGAGGTGCCGGAAAAGAACATTTACATGGATAAGCAGTCCGGCAAGGACTTCGACCGGCCACAGTACCGGAAGCTGCTGCGGAAGCTGAAACAGGACGACCTGCTCTATATCAAGAGCATCGACCGCCTGGGCCGCAACTATGGGGAAATTCTGCGGCAGTGGCGGGTGCTGACCAAGGAAAAGGGCGTGGACATCGTGGTGCTGGATATGCCGCTGCTGGACACCCGCCGAGGCAAGGACCTGATGGGGACGTTTCTCAGCGATATTGTGCTGCAGGTGCTGTCCTTTGTGGCGGAGAACGAGCGGACCAACATCCGCCAGCGCCAGGCCGAGGGCATCGCCGCAGCCAAAGCACGGGGCGTCCGCTTCGGCCGCCCGGAACGGCCCATGCCGGACAATTTTCACGAGGTCCACCGCGCCTGGCGGGCCAAAAAGCTGACCCTGAAGCAAGCCGCCGCGGCTGTGGGGATGCCGGAAGGGACGTTTTACGGGAAGGCGAGAAGATTGGAGGAGGAGAGTTAG